TAAAAAGCATACTTGGGCTAAAAATAGTTCTTGCAGGTAATTCACTGCCTGCTATTGTGTGGGTGTTGGCGGCGGCAAACAAGCCACCGCACCAGCAAGAACAACAAACAACTAGACGACATGAAAGCGCACAACAAGTTCACGGTGTTATACACCGCCCAAATCAACCCGAATCACAGCATGGCCTGCGGCTGGAGCATACACCGGCATGATAGCCGGGAAGGCGCGCCGACCGTGGTGGGCAACTACATGACCGAGACGGAAGCAAAGGCGGCCTGCAATGAACTCAACCGGGTGTCCGAGATTCAGGGCAACTGCCCGCCCCAACGGTTGCACTTTATTCCGCTGGAAGGTGAGCGATTGACGGTAGGAGGCCGAGCCAAGCTGGTGAGCAACAATCGTGAGGTTATTGTGACCAGCATCAACGGGACGGTGATTGGGTGCTCCAGCACGTCAGGGCAGCATTTGGGAGAGTTCCAAGTGGACAGCTTGAAGGCGCTATAACCGACAACATCAAACGAACAACGATATGAATATTAAACTGGAAATCATCGAAAACCCCACGGTTAATAACGTAACCAGCGACACCATCACAGGAACGCTGCCCACGGGTGACAAGGTAATCGTGACCCGCGTGCTGCACGGCTGGGAGGTGTGGCTAAAGATCAGCGTGAACGACCACATGGCGCATTACAGTGAAGCGCGGCCCCAAGACCGCACCGCCTACGACATGCTTCGCCGCCGCGCCATTGAGGCCATGTCCGACGCACATAGCGCTGTCAGCCATAAGGCGCGTGCCGCAGCAATGCAACTGTTCGGAAACTAACCATCAACCGCAACACCAGAACATCGAACGACTATGAAACGCAAGACTACCGCAGCGCAAAAGCTGTTCAAGCAACCGGCAAAGCCGGTGGACAAGGACGGCAACAGCATACCGGTGGCAGTGATGGCAGGACCCACAGGCGACACGTTTGAGATTCACGCCTACCGGTCCGGGCAGGAGTGCCAGATCATGCCGCAAGCGACGATGCGGTTCGGCGGGCCGGACAGTAGTGCCGGCATCGTGTATGTCCAGCGTGGCCGGCAAGGCGTTAGTGCCAGTGACGCTCACGTGGACGACGAGTGCATCTGGTCATGGGTGCAGGAGTGGATGCAGGCCGGGTTCAACACGGACAAGCTGACGCAGGAGATTGTGCGGTTGCGCAGCGCGCTGTCCCGCATTGCGCACCGTGGCGTGACGCACGGCTACCAGAACGAGTTCGAGATGTGCCAGTTGATCGCCAAAGAGACACTGGAAGCCAACCAACCCAAGCCGATGGTGGCAGCGATGCCTCAACTGCGGTTGAACTGGGATGGTGAGAAGCGCCCGGAGTGGCACAACCTTGAGGCCATTGTGAATCGCCCGTCAGCCACCACGCGGGAAATAGTGGCGGAGCTGGTGCGGTGCCTTGGATACACCGCCTACATCGGCGGGCGACATGTGGCGGTTCACAACGGCCCCGGGCCGACCGACCGCCGCATCGGATACTTCACCAGCACCACGCTGCCGGACTTCCAGTAACAGCAACCAACAACGACAACAGACGAACATGAATATATATCTAAAACAAAACGGCAACTGGCAGTTATTTGAAGGGGACGACCTTTCCAAAGAACTAGCAAAGCGTGAGATCAAGATTGGTGACGGGGCCAGAGTGGGTGACGGGGCCAGAGTGGGTGACGGGGCCAGAGTGGGTGACGGGGCCACAGTGGGTGACTGGGCCACAGTGGGTGACTGGGCCACAGTGGGTGACTGGGCCACAGTGGGTGACGGGGCCAGAGTGGGTGACCGGGCCAGAGTGGGTGACGGGGCCAGAGTGGGTGACGGGGCCATAGTGGGTGACGGGGCCACAGTGGGTGACCGGGCCACAGTGGGTGCATCGTATGATTGCATCGTGCTTGGTCCGCTAGGTTCCCGTGAAGCCATGATGACTGCCTACCGGCATGATAAAACAATCTGGATTGGCACCGGCTGTTTTCTAGGGCCAATCAAAAAGTTCAAGGATGCCGTTGAACAACATCACAAGGGCACCAAGCACCTTGCTGAATACATGGCCGCACTGGACTACGTGGAAGCTAAATTCAAACTGTTATGAAAAAGACGACCAAGAAACCCCCGCTGGTGATTTACACGAGCCTGTTCGCAGGCGGCAAAGTGCTGGGGACCATCCCGGTGCCGCGTGGCATGGGGCCGATTGCCTTCGCGCAGACCGTGCTGCCCAAGCTGGCAGCCGACCATGAGGCGTGCGACATCCATTATGCGCTGCGGGTGTTGACGGAACTGGAGGCGCTTATCATCGCCGGGCTGGCGTGCCACATGCCGCCCGAGAGCGAGCCGTCAGCCACGGCGACGCCCAAGCTGCAACGGCTGGAGCACATGCAGACCGAACTGGAGTTGAGCGTGGCGCGCATCCAGACGATGGCGCTGGCCTACGCCAAGCCGACTCCGGAAGAGCAAGCGGCGGCCAAGGTGAGGGTTAGCCTTGGGCGGGTGAAGCGGCTGAGTGAACTGCAAGGAGGCAACTGATATGGCAACCAATTATATGATCCACTCACTGGAATTCCGGCAGGGCACCAGTGACAAGGTGTATCACGTGCAAACTGTGGACGAAGGCGGCGGTTATGTAGTGAACTTCCAGTATGGCCGCCGGGGTGCGGCGCTGACGAGCGGCACCAAGACACCGAAGCTGGTCAGCCGTGGTGACGCGGAGCGCCTGCATCTAAAACTGGTGGACGAAAAGATGGCCAAAGGATACACGCTGATGCGCCCGGCTGAAACCTCCCCGGGCACCGTTGGCACAGCCAGCAAAGAGATCATGACGGACATGCTGCCGCAACTGCTCACCGAGGTGGACGAGGCGAACATCGAACGGTTCATCACGGATGACGCCTACTGTGCGCAGGAGAAGCTGGACGGCCGCAACAAGGCGCTGCGGGTGCAGGACGGTGAAGTGACCAGCACGAACAAAAAGGGGCAGCCGGTGCCGACCCCGGCGGACGTGGCGGCACAGGCGGCGACGGCGGGTGATTGCATCTGCCACGCGGAACACATTGGCGATGTGTATCATGTCCACAACCTGACGCAGATGGGCGGCAAGGACATGACGAACGCGCCCTACACTCACCGGCTGGCCAAGTGCGTGAACCTGTTCCCGTGGACGGGCACCCCGGTGCGCGTGGTGCCTACCGCCATGACCACCGCCGAGAAGCGCAAGCTGTATCAGGAGCTCAAGGCGCGCAACGCCGAGGGGATGGTGTTCAAGCTGAAATCAGCGCCGTTCCGGGCGGGCTACACGGAGCAGCAATTCAAGGTGAAGTTTTGGGCCAGCCTGAGCGCCCGCATCCGCACGCTGCGCCCCGGTGGCGCGTTGAGCATTGAGTGTGAGCTGTGGGACGGCAATGCGTGGGTGAGCTGCGGCAACGTGACCGTGCTCAAGCAAGGGTTGATTGACACGTTGAAGGTGCGTGACATCGTGGAGATCAAATACCTGTATGCGGTGCGCGGCAGCGGGCAACTCTACCAGCCATCACCGTGCATGACGGAAGGAACGTTCAAACGGGATGACGTGGACGACAAGGAATGCACCACCAAGCAACTCAAGTTCAAAGGAGAGCAATCATGCTAGACGCAACTGAATGCACGGCACTGGCAGCCAAGCTCGGGCTGAGATTTGATGGACTACAAGACCCGTGCGGCGGCCACGAGGCCACCGGCGACCCCAGCCACTTGAAGCTGGCCTTCACGTGCATCAAGCCCGGCCCGGCGCAAGGCTTCACGTTCTACGCCGCCCCATCGGCGGAACCAGATACCATCGCGGATTTGTGGAACGCCAAGCTGGCTGAGATCTTTGCCGATGAATACCGGAAGGTGTGCCAGCAACGGGACATGCTGGAGATAGACAACAAGCGGTTGCAGGCGCTCGTGGATGCAAAGTGCGCGGGCATGGATAACTTGCGCCGGGCCATGAACGCGCTCCGCGCCCGGCATCGCCGCATGTGATTTCTTGCTGGCAGTGCGCCGCATCGGGTGTTGTTCCCCGGTGCGGCTTTTTGTTTGTCGTTGACGGCGGGCGGTGGCGACAGGTAGAACATGGTGCGAAGCCGAACAACGAAAACAAGCCGATGCCCAAACCAAACGGACAGCCGACCATTCCAGAATTAATCTCCGCCGCCCGTGCTGCGGATGCCGGCACGTTCGTGAACTTTGAGGTCTTCATCGCCACACACCAGTGGCACACCGCAAAGTCGCCGCGCTACAAGAAGCTGCCGCATCAATACGTCCGGCGGAAGGAGTGTGACGCCGCTGAGTTCGAACGGGCGGTCAACTACCTGCGGGCGCATGGCGTGGAACGACCGTTCATGCGGACGTCCTATGTGTATTTCGATTGTGACGGCTGGACCTACTGGACGATGGGCTGGCCGCCAGAGGAGACGGAAATTATCAACCGGGCAAAGTTATGATTCAACAGTTTGGAATTCACAAAGTTACCAACGCCAACGTAGCGGACCCGATAGTGCGCGAGATGTTGCGCGGTGAGGTGGTTGACATCCTATACTCTGACCCGCCGTGGGGAGAGGGCAATGCGAAGTATTGGGCAACCATAGCCAAGCGTCACATGGGGCAGGACGTCAGACAGATTCCATGCCGGGAGATCCTGACGAACATTTTTGGTCTGGTGAAGCGGCATGTGCGCGGGCATGTATTCATTGAATACGGATGCAAGTGGCAGGAGGAACTGATGGGATTGTTTGTGTCCAATGTCCGATGTTTCCATCGCCAGTATTACGCCGGTAGCCGTCTGCTGCCATGCATCACCGTGTATGGGTCAACCTCACCGGAGTTCAACTTCACCGCCCGATTCAATGACAGTGACAACGGCGCTGATGAAGTAAAAACGTGTTGGCTCAAGTGGCGGTTCCTGATGGTGTAGTATTGGACCCGTGCTGTGGCATGGGTTACACCGCCCGGGCGGCTGTGGCCAACAGGATGCGATTTATCGGCAATGAACTTAATGCAGTGCGTCTGGCCAAGACGATTGCTTTCCTAAAGACAACGGTAAAATGAACACATGAACGACATTGACTATCTAATTCTCGGGGCAGACGGCCAGCAAGGGCTGATCGCCAGCCGTTACCTGTTGCAAGCGGGAAAGCGCGTTGTGCTATCAGACATCTATTGTGACAACCTGCTGGCGGAGCTGGCGGAGTTCCGGCCAACATTCCACTTCTGCGACCATCGCAAGCCGGAGAACCTGCAAGCGATGTTGCATCTTTACCGCCCGCGCGTCGTGATCAACTGCGCGAACGACTTCTGCAATGACGCCGTGACAGATGCGTGCCTGCACGCCAAGGCGCATTGCGTGGACCTGGGTTCGGACATTGCCGGGACGATGCGGCGGCTGGCGCGGCATGAGCAATTCAAGGCGGCTGGCCTGACCTACATCATGGGGTGCGGCAGCGTGCCTGGCATCGGGAGTGTGATGCTGCGCTACCTGTCAGATCGGTTCCGCGTGATGGATTCCGCCGAGGCCGGCTTTGCGTGGGACAGCAACCGGCATGATTTCGTGCCGCCGTTCTTTTTGTTTGTCGTGCTGCTGGAGCTGTCACGACCGACTGAGTTGCTGCGGGGCGGTGAGATAGTGTATGAACCGCCAATGTCCCGGGAGTGGAAACATGTGTTCCCGATGATCGGCAGGCAGATACTCTACGCCGTGCCGCACAGTGAGGTTGCCACGTTCCATCATTACTACGCCAGCAAGGGATTAAAGGACATGACCTTTTGGGCCGGCTTCCCGGAGCATAGCCGGGAGGTGATCAACGCGCTTATCCGCGCCGGGTTGAACAGCGACAAGCCCATCAGCGTGGTTACGGCGGAAGGGGTGGCGCACGTGACACCGTGCGACTTCCTGACGGCTGCGGCCAAGCGCATCCCGACGCCAGCAGGCTACACGGAATCAGAAGTATTGTGGGCAACGATTGGCGGTGAACGCCACGACGGTGAAGAGTGCGCCATGCGGATGGAATGCCATGTGCCGCCGCTGCCCGGCTGGGAGCGGTTCGGGTGCAACGTGGACACGGCGTTTCCGGCCTGTGTCATCGCGCAGATGATTGACGAGCAGGAGATCACCGAGCGGGGCGTGTTCTGTCCCGAGGGCGTGGTGCCAGCGGAGCGCTTTCTGGCCCGGATGGAGCGGCACGGTGTCAGCTTCCGCGTGGATGGCTTGCCGACCAAGTTCAGCCCGTGAAGTTTTACCTCAAACAGAACGTCCATGAGGCGGCGCTGGCGCGCGTGCGCTGGTTGTTCGACGAGTTTCCGAACATCCTGATCGGGTTTTCCGGCGGCAAGGACAGCACGGTGGTGTTGAACCTCGCGTTGCAGGTGGCCCGGGAGAAGCAACGGCTGCCGTTGAGCGTGATGTTCATAGACCAGGAGGCGGAATGGCAGGCGACCATCAACTATGTGCGGACGGTGATGGCGCTGCCGGAAGTGCGCCCGCTGTGGTATCAAATACCCATCCAGATGGTGAACGCCACCAGCCAGATTGAGCAGCAGGTGCAATGCTGGGACCCGGCGAAGGAGGAACACTGGCTGCGCCCCAAGGAGCCCGGCGCCATCAAGGAGAACACCTATGGAACCAACCGGTTCTTTGAACTCTTTGAGGCAATTCTGGCGAAGGACTTTGCGGGCGTAAAAACCTGCTACATCGCCGGGGTGCGCTGTGAGGAAAGCCCGAGCCGGTTCCAAGGGCTGACGATGCGGGAGACTTACAAGGGCGAGACTTGGGGCAAGTGCTTCGATAAAAAGACGCGGCTGCACTTCACCATGTATCCGATTTATGACTGGTGCCTCGGTGACGTGTGGAAGGCGATTTATGACGGCGGCTGGACCTACAACGAGCTGTATGACCATTACTACCGTTACGGGGTGCCCCCGAGCAAGATGCGGGTGAGCAACGTCCACCACGAGACGGCCGTCAAGAGCCTGTTCCACTTGCAGGAGATCGAACCGGAAACCTACGAGCGGCTGACGCAGCGCATCGCCGGCATCGACATGGCGGGCAAGCTGAATGCAGACGATTATTTCGTGCATGAACTGCCCTACATGTTCAAGGACTGGCGCGAGTATCGGGACTACCTGCTGGAGAATCTGGTGAGTGACCCGGAGTGGCGTGCATCCTTCGCGAAGAAGTTCAAATGGATGGAGGACATCTGGCTGGACGTCGAGGGTGACAAACTTTTCCGGCTGCACATCAACAGCATCCTGACGAATGACTATGAGCATGTGAAGCTCAAGAACTGGTGCTGCTCCATCAAGAACGCGCTGCACCAGCAGTTGAAGCAAGGAAAGGTAGAGCTACGGAAATGACAGCCATTGAAGCCATCAACCAAGAGTGGGCCGCCGCCAAGACGCCCGACGCCAAGCTGGACATGATTCAGCGACTGCGGGAATACCTGCACGGGCTCTGCGACCAGAAAGACCCGATTGACATCGTGCGCTGGATCCCGATTGAGAAGGTGCAGGCCAACGACTACAACCCGAACAGCGTCGCCACGAACGAAATGCGTCTGCTCTACACGAGCATCGCGCATGATGGCTACACGCAGCCGGTCGTGACCATCTACGATGCCAAACTGGACAAATACATCATCGTGGACGGGTTCCATCGCTACACGACGATGCGGAACTTCCCGGACATCTTCAAAGCCCGCAACGGCAGGCTGCCGTGCGTGGTGATCGACAAGGACATCAATGACCGCATGGCCTCAACCGTGCGGCACAACCGGGCACGCGGGAAGCACAGCGTGGCCGGGATGGGCAAGATGGTGTTTGACCTGTTGAAGAACGGGAAGAAGGACAGTGAGATTTGCCATGAACTCGGGCTGGAAGAGGACGAGCTGTTGCGATTAAAGCACGTCACCGGATTCAGCAAGCTGTTCAAGGATGCAAAATACTCGCAGTCATGGCAGACTGAGAACCAGATCAAAATCCGAAAGCAACATGAGCAAGCCGCTGCAAATAAAACAGATTGAAGTAACCAAGATCGTCCCCTACTGGCGGAACCCGCGCAAGAACGAGGCAGCGGTGGCCGCCGTGAAGGCATCCATCGAACGCTTCGGCTTCACCCAGCCGATCATCCTCGATGCCGAGCTGTGCATCATCGCCGGGCACACGCGCTACATGGCGGCGAAGCAAATCGGCCTCACCAAGATACCCTGCGTCATCAGCGACATGCCCGCCGATCTGGCCAAGGAGTATCGCGTCATCGACAACCAGACGAGCGAAGCCGCGGACTGGGACATGGACAAGCTGATGGCCGAGCTGCGCGAGTGGAAAGACCCCGCCGCGTTGCAACCCATGATGCCGGCCTTCAACATCGAAGAATTCCTCAAGTCCACCGTGACGCCGCCGCCACCGATGACCGATGCGGAGATACAGCAGCGCGGGCAGCAGTTGCAACAGAACGCCGCGAACATCGGCAGCGCCACGCGCAACCTCGTGGACATGACCTGTCCGCACTGTGCCGGGATGTTTCAGGTGGACCGCGACGAGGTAGCCAAACGCAGCTTCTACGTCCCGGTGGCACCCAAGCCGGAATCCGCCGCATGAGCAGCCTGCTCGAAATCATCCTTGTGGCGTGCCTCATCCTCGTGGTGAGCGCCCTGTATCTATTCATTGACTTTTGTCTGGAGCGCTCACGAGGGCGGCCAGTCAAGAAACCAACAGTAATCGTCCTCATCAAACGGAGGACAGAACCAAAGGACAGACCGTGAGACTAGACAAAGTAACGTTCGGGATGCGGGACATCTACATCGCCGAAGCCAACGCACCGTTCGAGAACCCGCAGATTGTCAACCAGACCGGCAGCGGCAAGGTGACCGTCACGCCGCTGCCGCTCGGCGACCCCGACAACGCCGAGGGCAAGCCTAACCGGCTCAAGCTCGCCGTTGAAGCCGGCACCGTCGGCGAAACCAACAAGTTCGGCCTCCAGATTGACGGCCACGTCGGTGAGGGCGAGGCGCCCGTCCTGGTCGAACTCGAGTATGAGACGGTGGCCCCGGATGCCACGACGTTGCAGGTGTTCACCCGCCTGCGCAGCGAACCGATCTAACCATCGTCAGTGCCACGGCCCGCCCGAAAGAGGAAACGGGCGGGCTTTTTGATTGCCTGCGGCCATGAAAGTTATTCGCCGAGCCTCCCATGACATGGAGAACATTGATCTGCCGCTTTGGGAGCAGCAGCACAAGGAGACTAACGTGGCTTACGCGGCGTTCCTGACCTACCGCGACATGGGGAGCGAGCGGACGCTGCGCGAGGTTGCGGCGAAGTTGCTCAAAAGTGAAACCATCATCAATCGGTGGAGCATGCACTGGCACTGGGCCAACCGCATCGCGTCATGGGTGCGGCACAATGACCGGGCGACGGAGGCCGCCATCCAGAAGCAACGGGAGGCCAAAGCGAAGGAGTGGGCCAAGCGCGAGGAAGACATCCGGGAGCGGCAGTGGCAGGTGGCTGAAAAGTTTCTGGCACGGGCGGAGGAACTGCTCAAGTTCCCGACCGTGCAACAGAGCAAGACGACGCGGCAGGAATCCGAGGACGGCAAGACAGTGACGATCAACACGGTGATTGTGAACCCGGTGCGGGCGGACGCGGTGTCGGATGTGGCGATGTGGTTCAAGCTGCACAGCGCGGCGCTCGGGTTGGAAGAACGGACAGGCGGCGTGGGTGTCGCCGGGGCGGGCAACGTGGCCCCGGTGCCAACCGAACTGCAGTCAGCGGTGGTCATCATGCTGCCGGACAACGGGCGGCAGAAGCAGGGTGCCAACGGCCAGCCGGAGCGCAATGTTACCCCGGGGCACGGCCTAAACGGGGCGGAGGCGGCGCTACCAGCCCCGGAGGCAGGCTTAAACGGTCAAAACGGTGGCAACACAGGGGGCGAGGGCATATAACGCGCCTCAACCCAAGCAAACAACTAGGCAAAATATGCCCACTATCAGCAAAGCAAAGAGTGCCCGGGGCGGCAACCGGGGCGGGTGCGGCGGCGGGTATGAGCGGACGAACCCGGAGTATGACAACGACAAGCTGCGGCGGCTGCGGGCGGACTATGACGCGCTGGCACCGGAATGGCGGCAGACGTTCCTAGCCGGCCTCAGCAAGTTTGAACAGAAGGTTTGCACGGACCGGCGGATTGAAATCAGATCATGAGTGCTGCCATCGAAGAGCCACCTCAGCCGACCAGGCGCGAGATCAGGCCGCAGCCCGGGCCGCAGAGCGCGTTCCTGAGTTCGCCTGCGGACATCGTCATCTACGGCGGGGCGGCGTTCGGTGGAAAGACGTTCGGCGTGTTGATGGAACCGCTGCGGCACATCACTGTCCCGAATTTCAGCGCGGTCATCTTCCGGCGCACCTACGTTGACATCCACAACGAAGGCGGCCTATGGGACAGCAGCATGGAGCTTTACCCGCTGGTGGGTGGACGCGGCAGTGGACACAACTCCTACTGGCGGTTCCCGAGCGGGGCGACGGTGCGGTTTGCGCACATGCAATACAACAAAGATCTACAAGGGTGGCAGGGCAGCCAGATACCGCTGATCATTTGGGACGAGCTTACGCACTTCACCGAGAAGATGTTTTTCTACATGTTCAGCCGCAACCGTTCGGCGACGGGCATCAAGGGCTACATCCGGGCGACGTGCAACCCGGATCCTGACTCATGGGTGGCCTGCTTCATCGCGTGGTGGATAAATCAGGATACCGGCTTTGCGATACCGGAGCGCAGCGGCGTGCTGCGGTGGTTCATCCGCGTGAACGACAAGTTGATTTGGGCGGACACGGCGGAGGAACTGCGTGCGACGTATGGCGCGGACCAGCAGCCCAAGAGCGTGACGTTCATCCCGGCCAAGATCACGGACAACCAGATTGGGATGAAAGCCGACCCGGCTTACCTCGCCAGCATGATGGCGCTGCCCAAGGTGGACCGGGAACGGCTGCTGAATGGGAACTGGCGCATCCGGGCGAACGCGGGGACGTGCTTTCAACGAAGCTGGTTCCCGGTCATCCCGTATGTGCAGGTGCCGATGTTGGCGCGGCGGATGCGCTACTGGGACCGCGCCTCGGCGGTGCCCACGCCGCAGAATCCTGACCCGGACTGGACGGTCGGGTTGCAGACCGCGTATGTGAACAACCGTCTCTATGTTCTGCACATGGAACGGTTCCGGGAACGGCCGATGACGGTGAAGCAGCGCATCAAAAATCTGGCGGTGGCGGACGGGGACAAGTGTGACGTGGTGCTGGAAGGCGACCCGGCCAGCGCGGGCGACTACGAGATTGCGAGCTACATGGAATTACTCGCCGGGCACTCGGTGCAGTGCAACAAGCCGACCAACTCCAAGT